CTATGTTTTGGTAACTAATGTAAATAGTTTACCACCTGTTGATTCATTTAGTGAAGTCCAGTTATATGACAGAGTAACAACAACTGTAGGTGTTGCACCTTCTGGAGCAACATTGTTAGGTACTGCTCGTGTTCGTTTAATGGAATGGCACAATGGTACAATTGGCACTCAATCTGCTCAATACAAACTATCACTATTTGATGTTAAACTAAATCCTGGTGTAGACTTTGCAAGAAAAGTTAAATCATTCTTCTTTGCTGTTGGTGGTGATCAACATCTATCATTCTCAGCTGACATTCAACCAGTAAATACTCGTTTAGTTGGTTCTGCTACTGCTTCTTCATCTACTACTATTACTGGTACTGGAACATCGTTTCAGACTGACTTAATCGTCGGTGATGTAGTTTCATTCGGTGGAACTCTACGTCGTGTTACTGCGATTGCAAGTCAATTCTCAATGACAGTAGACGCAAGCACAACTATTACTGGTTCTACCATCGATCGTGTATCGACAAATATTTTAGAACCAGAACATACTAGTTTAGTTTTCCCACTTCCATACTACGCTATTAAAGACGTTCGTTCTGCTTTACTTTCAAACGATACAGTATACACTGTTTATGAAAGATTCTCTGGAACTGCAACTACATCAGCCACACCAACTCTAGCTATTTCTACTACAAGTGGAACTATGGCTTCTGCTGCTGAGACAGACAACTTTATTGTTGTTCGCAATGATGCGTCAGGTGGTGGTGCTATTGTTCAACCAACAAGCATTACAGTTTCTGGCTCTAGCGTCACATTTGGTTTAGACTCATCTTTGTCTAGTTTACCTATGTTAGTCATCGCTGCTGTTAATAAGAGCGGTGCTATTCTAACAGAAAAGAGTAAAACACTGGTTCCAGCTGCTACGATTGCATTTACTACAGCAGCAGCTGCGCAAAAAACAGAATTATTATTAGGTAAAGCAGATGGATATCGTTTGGTTTCAGTTAAGATGAGACCAGGTACATTTGCAGCACCAACAGGTTCTTATTCAATTGATATTACTGATCGTTACGAATTTGATAGCGGACAAAGATCCACTCACTATGATGTTGCACGATTAGTTCTTAAGAATTCTTTTGCAGCACCAGTTGCACCTATTGAAGTAACATTTGATTATTTCTCTCATTCAACTGGCGATTACTTCACTGTAAATTCTTATCCAGCAAACGTAGACTATAAGTCTATTCCTTCTTTCCAAGGAGGAACTTCTTTACGTGATGTCATCGATTTTAGACCACGTATTAATGATTCTGGAACTGCATTCTCTGGAACAGGAGCATCTAGTTCATTAGTTCCAAAGCGTGGTGTTGATGTTATCACAGACTTCACTTACTACCTTGCTCGTAAAACTAAAATTGCTATAGACTTTAGTGGTAATTTCTTCGCCATCGATGGAGTGTCATCATTAACTCCAGGTGAACCATTAGACCCTGCTCTTGGTTTAGTTCTTTACAATCTAACATTAGAGCCATATACTTTTAGCACTTCTAATGAAAATGTTCAAGTCGGTAGAATTGATAACAAGCGTTACACAATGCGTGACATTGGTAAACTTGAAAAGCGTATCGATAATTTAGAATACTATACATCACTTTCATTACTAGAACAACAAACAGAATCATTAGACATTATAGATTCTAATGGTGATACAAGATTCAAAAATGGATTTATTGTAGATGGTTTTTCTGGTCATAATACTGGAGACACTACTTCTCCTGACTATGTTTGCTCTGTTGATATGGAACGTGCAGAGTTGCGTCCATTCTACTCAATGCAAAATATTAATATGATTGAGAAGAATTCAAACAGCACTCAACGTGCTGCTGGTAACTACAAACTTTATGGTGATGTTATCACATTACCTGTTGTTGAAGATGTTGCATTGGTTACCCAACCTTATGCTTCTCGTTTAGAGAACATCAATCCGTTTGCGGTATTCACATTCCTAGGTGACGTTAAGTTAAACCCATCATCTGATGATTGGTTTGAAGTTGATAGACGTCAAGACCTTGTTGTGAACGTAGAAGGTAATTTTAACACAATAAAAGCTATTTCTGAAAGGGCTGGTGTACTCGGCACAGTTTGGAATGCATGGCAGACCCAATGGACTGGAACACCAGTTAGTCAAGGTGTTCAAAATTTTGTCCAAGGTGGATGGGGTCGTGGTATAAGATTCTTCTCTACAGAAACAACTGCTACTCAAGTTGGTCAGCAAAGAAGTGGTGTTAAAACTTCTCTTGTGACTAAGATTGATCGACAGGTTGTTGGAGATCGTGTTCTTTCTACTGCTGCAATTCCATACATGCGTTCAAGAAATGTTCTTGTTCAGATTCGTAAATTGAAACCAGGAACTCGATTCTATCCATACTTTGACGATATTTCTGTAGCATCACATTGCACACCAGCGTCTAAGATGGTTTATACTCCATCAGGTGCTTCTGCTGCAGCTAGACTTGCTACTCATAATAGTTTTGATGATACTACAAACGTGGGTGGTTTGGCGACTGCTAATGCTCGTCGCATCGCTGGCGATTCTCAAGTATGTTTAAATCGTGGTGATGTTATCACAGGTGGTACATCTGGTGCAACTGCTGTTATTGTTGGTAAAGAATACAACCCTGATACATTATCATTTGCATTGTTTATCGTAAATATCAATGGAACTTTCCTAGCCAATGAACCAATCAATGGTTCTATCTCTTTAGCGACTGGAACTGTTGGTACTGTAACTACTGGTTCTCTTGGTGGAAATCTAATCACCAACTTTAATGGTGACATGCATTTATTATTCAACATTCCAAATACAGACGAACTTCGTTTCCGTACTGGAACACGTGAATTTAAGTTAATTGACAACCCTGTTGCAACTGGAGAATTTACTTCTCGTGGTCGTGCGAACTATCGTGCAGAGGGTATCCTTGAAACTCGCCAACAAACTGTTAATGCAGTTCGTAATGCTGAGTTGGTAGAGGAACAACTATTAGAGAATCGAGTTATCGTTCAAACTGCAGAACGTGTGGTTGCTGATACTGGATGGTTTGACCCTCTTGCTCAAACTTTCTTAATTGAACAAAAGGGTGGTGCGTTCTTATCTAAAGTTGATATTTTCTTTGCAACTAAAGATTCTAATATTCCTGTAACATTAGAGATCCGTGAGGTTGTTAATGGATATCCAGGAAAACGTGTTCTTCCTTTCTCTAAAGTAACTTTAAAGCCAGAAGAAGTTAGACTATCTGCAAACACAGTTAACCTTGATGGTGTAGCAACTAATAGCTATGACACTGCAACTACATTCGAATTCCCTTCTCCTGTTTATGTTCAAGAGAATACTGAATATGCGATTGTATTGTCTTCTGACTCTAACAACTATAAAGTTTGGATTTCTCAAGTTGGCGAACAAATTCCAGGAACTGCTCGTACAATTTCTGAGCAACCATATCTTGGTTCATTGTTTAAATCTCAAAATGCCTCTACTTGGACAGCAGATCAGACTCAAGATTTGAAATTTACGCTATACCGTGCTAGATTTAATACTTCAGTTATTGGTAACGTAGAATACGTGAATGATGTTATTCCTTTACAAACATTAGAAACAGATCCATTCGAGACAAGAAGTGGTTCTACTAAAGTTCGTGTATGGCAACGTGACCATGGTATGCCAAGTGGCTCTAAAGTTGTTATCAGCGGTGTTGCTGCTGCAATTAACAACATACCTGCAGTTCAATTAAATGCAACTCACACTATTAGTGATGTAGATTTAGATAGCTATGTTATCACTGTAACTACTGCTGCGAATGCTTCAGGTTATGGTGGTGGATCTACAATCCGTGCAACTCGTAATAGACAGTTTGATGTTGCACAACCAATGGTACAAGTTCAGACATTCTCAGATACTGTGGTTGCTTTTGGTATGAAGACAACTACTGGTAAGTCTGTTGATTCTATTAGTCAAACTCCTTACATTGCAGAATCTTCATTTAGTGGTGTTCTTGCCAATGAAAGTAACTACTTCCCAGCACCTCGTATGGTCGCTTCTGAGATTAACGAAACGACTTCATTAAGTGGTAATAAATCTGTGACTATGAATGTTACTATGAGTTCTACAAATGATGCATTGTCACCAATTCTAGATACACATAGAACTAGCCTTGTAGTTATTAATAATAAAGTTAATAACCCACTTGAGACTAATATGAACGTAGCTGGTTTAGACGATGATGTTATCTTGTCAAATGCGACTGGTGTAACAATTTCTGGTAATACAATCACTACTTCCACTCAGAATGCAGCTTTCCAAACAGCAACTGTCGGTAAGTTTTTAACTATTGCTGGTGCTTCAACTGGAACTAGTACAAGACTAATCACTGCAGTTGCTGCAAATGGTTCTTCTATCACATTCTCTGAAGCACCTGCTGCTGTTACAGGTAACGTGACACTAACACAACGTGAAAGATTCGTTGATGAGATTGCTCCGCTTGAGAGTTCTACTTTCAGCAAGTATGTGACCAAGAGAGTTAATCTGACTAACGCATCTAACTTCTTACGTGTTCGTTTTGCTGCTAATATTCCTGCAGAGGCACGTGTAGAAGTTTACTATAAAACTTCAGTTGTTGGCTCGACAGCTTCATTTGAATCTGTTCCATATACTTTGATGACTGCTGATGCTCCGATCTTAAATGCAAGCAACTCTTCTGATCAGTTCTTTGATGTTTCATACTCTCAGAACGACATGACATCGTTTGATGCAGTTCAGTTAAAACTTGTACTAAAATCACAGAACAGTTCTGAGATTCCAAGAATCAAAGATCTTCGTGTGATTGCCTGCGCATAATGCAAGTAGTTAAGATCCAAGATAGTGATTCACTGGTCAGAGACTTGACCAGTGGTGCTATCATAAATAATAATACTACAGAATATCAAAATTATTTAAATAAAAAAAACGCATCAAAACAAATGCAGAATGAAATTAAACAAAACTCTGAAGAGATTAAAGAACTCAAATCAGAAATATCAGAGATTAAACAGCTACTAATCTCTTTGATTAATAAGGAAATGTAATGGCAGATATCGTTTTAAGATCCGTAAAGGGTAGTCCGTTATCAATTGCAGAAGCAGACGCTAACTTCTCCAATTTAAATACAGAAGTTGGTTCAAAATTAAACACTGCAGATTATACTCCTGCAGATATTTTAACTAAACTTAAAACTGTTGATGGTGCTGCATCAGGATTAGACGCAGACTTACTAGATGGATTAAATGCTTCGTTTATCCATGTTGATTCTACTGCTACTATTGTAGCACGTAATAATTCTGGTAATTTTTCTGCCAATATTATTACTGCAAATTTAGTTGGTAATGTTACAGGAAATGTTACAGGTAGTGTAACTGGTAACTTAACAGGAAATGCCACTAACGTAAGTGGTGTTGTAGCAGTAAATAATGGTGGCACTGGTGCTACTTCTGTATCTGCAGCTAGAACTGCTCTAGGTCTTGGTTCTGTTTCAACTCAAGAATCCAACGCTGTTAATATTACTGGTGGTAGTATTACTGGTATTGCAGATTTAAGTATCGCTGATGGTGGTACTGGTGCGTCTACTGTGGTTCAAGCAAGAACAAATTTAGGTTTAGTTATTGGTGCTGACGTTCAACCATTTAGTAACGAATTAGTTGCACTATCATCATTAACCACTCCTGGTTTAATCACTAAAACTAGCAGTGGTGCAGTGGCAAGAACTATCACTGCAGGAAACGCAGTTACTGTTACAAATGGTGATGGGGTTTCAGGTAACCCAACTATAAGCGTATCAAGTGAATTGGTTGCGCTATCGACATTAAATACTACTGGATTAATTGCTAAAACTACTACTGGTGCAGCATCAAGAACTCTTACAGCAGGTAGTTCTGCTGTCACTATTACAAACGGTAATGGAGTCTCAGGTAATCCAACTATAGACGTATCAGCTCAACTAGCAGCATTATCTTCATTAACACCTGGAACTGCAGGGAATGTTATTACTTCTAATGGAACTTCTTGGGTTTCTGGTACAGGTGTTTTAGGTGTAGGTCAAACATGGCAGTTGGTCTCTAGATCAACAGGTGTTACCTATACAAACTCTACAGGAAAACCAATTGCTGTTTGGATTGGTGGATCGACACAAGGATTCACATCAGGCGGATATGTTGGTGTTACTGTTAATGGAATATCTTTAAATGGTAACTGGGCGCACTCAGGTGCAGTTCCTGCTATCGCATGGGCTATTGTTCCAGTGGGACAAACTTATTCGTACTCAAGTGTCAATGTCTTTAGTTTAACTTTTTATGAATTAAGATAAGGTATAGAATGAACTACTATAAATCACCTACAGACGAAATTTTTGCTTATGAGGCTGATGGGTCTCAAGACGATCTAATTCCATCTGATTATGTTGCAATCACTGAGGCAGAAGCCACAGAAATTATTAAACAAAAAGAAGACGAACAGTTTTCAAGTTTAACTTACGCACAGAAAAGAATGCTTGAATATCCTTCTATTGGCGACCAGTTAGATGCTCTTTATAAAGCAGGTGTTTTTCCTGAAGATATGGCTGAGAAAATTGCTGAAGTAAAAGCTAAGTACCCAAAAAGTTAAGATAATTTTTAAATAATAAATAAGAAAACAACAGGAACACCAACAAAATGGCTTCTATTACAACTAGACAG